GTTCTCTGTACTTGTAACCCATTGGCAAAATCTTTCCCAGTTGCTAGTGCTAGTACCTCTTGTTACAGAGATAGCTGACATTAGAATACTCCGGGTATGATTTGACCTGTTGTTGCGTAGGCTCCTACAGCTGCTACGAATCCGAGCATTGCTGCCCAGCCATTAAATCTTTCTGCTTCTTTGTTCATGAATTTTTGTTTTGGTAATAATTGTATAGGGGGTTCGTTTGGGTAGATGTTTTTCTTACCGTATTCGGTGGTAATCATTAGTTATAGTATGAGTTGTTTTTCTTTTTCTTTTTTACTGGATCGTAGTCATTATCATTGACACCATCCATGTGACCAGAATGGAATATATCGCCAATAGCTCCGGGTATTCTACCACTAGCTACCTGAGCGATAACACCAAGGCGTCCTGATTTAGCTAGTTTACCTAGTGTTTTTTTAATTCTCATTTCTTTTTCTTGGTTTTAGATTTGTAAGGTTTTGCTGTTTTCGCTGACTTCTTAAAAGCAGCGGCGGTGGGAGAGCCCTTAGAACCCACCTTACGCATCTTCTCGCCAGAGCCTGCGGCGATCCGCTTTCTCTTGGCGTGAATGTTTGCGTATAAACCTCTCTTTGCTGCCATTAGATTCTTTCTATTATGTCTTGACCAAAGTCATAAAGGCGTTGACCTTTTTTATTCTTCTTCATTCTGTTCTGCCAAGCTGGTGTGTTACCTACTTTGTCAGCCCAATGAAGAGTGCCGAGTGTACCAGCTGCAAGCTTAGTATCCATCTCGTCAAAGGGTTTGATGTCCTGTGTATTCTTCTTTTTTTTGTTTGGTAGTTTTGCCATTAGTAAACTCTCTCTAGTGTTGGCGGCTCCTCTGTCAATACTGGTGCAAGAGGAGGTGTATCTTTAGGCATGTAATTAATGTTCAGTACTTCTCTTGCGATAGCATCTGTACATGTTGTGCCTGTGTGTCTGATGTGAGAATCAAACATCACTATTCGGTTTGCCACACTTTCTACTTTCTCTCCAGTTTCAAATGCAGTATAACCATTGTTTGTATTAAGGTAGAACACAGCTGTTTTACTTTGTGGTAAAGGTAAATCAATATGATAACCATGTTCGACTATTTGTGCAGCTTTAGGATTTAAGTTTACCTTAAGTCTAAAGTGAACTTCCATATCCATCTTATCAAACAAAGCAATTAAGCATGGATAATATAAAGTTTCTGGAAGTATTGTATATGAGAATTGAAAGTTATCTGTTGTGTCTACATTAGATTCTTCATCACCTACAACCTGTTGGAATGACCAAGGTACAAACTTAGGGTGAAGTATATCTGTAACAGTTTTAAACTCTTCATCAGTTAAAAAATTATCTCTAACTTCTATCATAGTTTTATATAGTTTGGTGTGGGTTGGTTAGTTAAAAGATCGAAAGCAATAGTTATTCTCTCCTGATCTCCTTGATGTACACTGGTAAAGTGTGGAATATAGTTAGGAAACAAAGTTAATTTTCCTACTGTATTGTCACTCTTATGTACAAAAGCTTCGTTATCTGAACCTTCATCTAATAAAGGTACAAGAGCTGGGTGGGTATAACCAGTGTAAGTGTCCTCACATTGCACTGAAATATGTCCGCCTAAATAACAAGTCGGTGTGATGTCATGTAAATGAGTAGAGATCTGCTGACCTTTATTCATAACATTATACCAGCATTGAGTATATAACTCTAGCTTTGGTATGACGTCTGCCATACCCATTTGCTCTAGTAATGTATGATGTAGAATTTTAATGTTTACTTTTAGTTTATTAATTTCTTCATCTTCAAAATTAAAAATGTTAAAATTAGTATGTCTAGCAGTAGTAGAGTCAGTACCTAATCCTGTACAACCATCATGTGTTGCATCAAGTTTTAGAATTTCATCTTGTTTTTCTAATAGATACTTTGCTACGTAATCAAAATCTACATCATCTATTATGCCTTCGATGATTTTATAGTCCCACTCAGGAGCGAAAGGTGTTAACCTTCTGTCGCTTCTAAATCTGTGGAGCTTAACATCTTTCATTAGCATTTCCATTTACGTAAGGCAAGAGCCTTTCTTGTAGGCTTGCCGTTTGGTTTCTTCATCGGTCCTTTGACACCAGACATTCTAGCACAGAATGATCTTTTGCGTGGACCTCCTCCGGGCTGTGGAGCCTTGAGGTTAGAGCCGGTAGCTGCATTGTACTTCTTTCTACCGGCTGCTGTAAGTCCTCCTGAGCGAGACTTGTGCTTGCCCATCTTAAGACTGACATTCTTCTTCTTTACAGCCATTATGCTATCTGTAATTTAGATCTTTGTTTCTTAGTTTTCTTTGCGAGAGGTACAGGTAATCCATGTATGTCAGGATTATATTCTCCGGCATCATAAAACTTACCTTCAGTCTGCATGTAAGCCTTACCGGTGCCGTCTAAAAAGAAACCTTTTTCAGTAGGATAGTGCATGCTTGAAGCTTCACTAGCTATCATTAGACCTTTACGTTTCGTTGACATTGTTGTTAGTCCTCTTTTTCATTCTTTCAAGAGCTGTATACACCGGTATCACCTCTCGTTTCTTTTTTTCATGTGGGTAGATTTTTGGTGGTCCTTTAGCACAATCGTACGTTTTGCAGATATTCTTCTCGTACGGGTTATGATCTCCATAAGAGAAACCTTTTTTTCTAGACTTCATTGACATTGTTGTTAGTCTTCTTCTTCATCCTAGCTAACTTAGTAGGTATGTTAGGTCTGTCCTGTGGTCTAGGTTTTGAACCGGGTTTCGGCCAGTCCTTATCCCAATCAGGTGTAGGTGTATTTGGTGAACCGCCTTTACCATAAGCCATTACTTCTTCCTCTTATTTTTCATGATTGCAGCCGCAACTTTTGGTGCTTTTTTTGCGAGTGCGGCCATTCCTTTTGACGCTTTCTTTGGTGGTCTACCTTTCTTACTTCCGTATGTTCCTTTTCCGGCGGGCATAATTAAAACTCCAAATTGTCTGATCGTTCTAGTTTTTGAATAACATCTTGCCTGTAGGCAGGGTCGTTATCATACCTCTTGTCACTCATAGCTGCTACGAGCTCTGCTTGACTTCTAAATACATCTTTAGTTGTTTGTGGTGCTTTACCTTGTATCATCTGTCCGTCGAATCCTACTGCGTTTAAGTACTGTGATCTAAGTCCACTAACTGCAAACTTGATAGCGTCGATGCTACCAGTATTAATGATGTGGTCAAAGGCTGTGATAGATTTCTCGTCTAAATTCTTAGAAGCCCACTGTACCATATCAGTGTACTGTTGTTCTCCGCCCGCAGAGTTTTTAACTTCATTAATCTGCTGCTCTGTTACATCAGATGCAACGGCACTAGGATCTGAAACTTGCCACTCTCCTGAGTTAGTTACTTCTAGATATGCGTTAACTAAATCTTCACTAGACATACCTTTAAACTTTTCTACGGTTTCTGGTGAAAGTTTATTACCATTACTATAGTATTCTTCAGACGCTTCTGTTATAAGACTAGCGTTATCTGATAAGGATGCGGTCTCTGTCTCTGGTTCAGCTTCTGGTTCAGCTTGCTCAGTATCTTCTTGTTGACCTAGTTTAGATTCTAGTTCTTTATAAGCTTTCTCTAGGTCTTCAGCTGTCTTGTACTTACCGGCTAGTAAAGTATCTTGTTCAGCTGCTAGCTTTTCCCCAACAGCCAGAGAGTCTTGCTCTTCTGGCGTGAGGCTATCTCCCATTGTCTCAGTCTGTGGGGTGGTGTCGACTGTAAATGTGTTTTGTTCTTCTGCCATCTATTGTTCTGGTGGTTGTTCTTCTGGCTGAGGCATCATTCCTTGCATCAAAGCTGAAGCTTGATTAGCTATCTCTGGGTTCTTGCTTGGGTCCATAAGCGGAGTGCCTGCAAGCTGACCTGTCTGTTTCACAAGCTCTTGCTGTGCTTGCTGTTGCATCATCATCTGCTTCTCTTGCTCCATCTGTTGTGGAGTCTTGACTAGATTTAGAACATCAATGCCTTGTGCAGCTGCTAATCTAGAGACTGCTTCTATTGGGTTGATGAGCTTCATCATAGCTTCTGGTCCTAGAGTCTGTGCTATCGTAGCCATGAATCTAGTTAAAGCTTCGTTGTCTTGTCCTCTTCCTAATGAGTTTATACCCGCTACAATCTTAGGTCTAACGACATCTTTAGGTAGCTTAGGTATCTGATTTGATCTCTGTAATATTAACAGAGTTCTGTTGAGGTAGGGTACTAAGAACTCTACCGTTAACAAGCTGAACAGTCCGCCGAGGGATTGCTCTAGCTCTAGCTGAGTAAGGCGTACCTCTTCAGCGGTGACCCTTTCAGCGTTTCGCACGTTCATAACTAGGAACGCTTCTAGGATTCTTTTCTCTATTGACTGCGACATCTGTGCAGCTGTGGAGAAGTCAGCAGTCTTACCTACTTGTACAACTCCAACATCTTCTGGTCTACCCTGTATGATAGCTCCGTTGCCAGCTTTGGATAAGGTCTGGGGTTTGGTTGTAGATGATGGTGAGACAAGAAAGATAACTTTACTTGCTACACTTGCACCTTCTACGAGAGCTTGTTGTAATCCATTGAGGCTCCTTAGATCCCCGATAAACTCTTCTACTCTACCACGTCCGTAGTCCTCTCCGTCTACTGTATTGAATCGAAGCACTAACCATGGAGAAGCGTTTTTGGGTGCTGTGCTACGGCTTCCTTCTAGGACCATATCGTCCACTTCTTGATGCCAGATCCAGCGACCACTACCTTGATCCATCTTAACACAGGTGTATACCTCAGCGTCGTCTTCATTCGGACCCTCGTCATTATTCGATGGGTCTAGTTTGGATTTTTCTATTCCTAATACCTTGCGACTAATGATTTCTTTAGTCACAATCTCGATAACATTACCGTTACCATCTCTATTAACTACGTATCTCTGTAGTGGATAATGTTTCAATCCATCTTTGCCCATAAATACAAGAGCATTACCAGATACGATTAGATGTTTTAAAGCTTGATGTACTACAACTCTATCGTTTGATGCAGCTATGAAATCCATAATCAATCTCTCTATCTTTGAGAATGATAAGTCTAACTCAGTACGCATGTTAGGATCGAGTGTTTCACCTAGCTTGTCGTCCCTGACTTGCAACTTAAAGAAGCTAGTCTGTGGCGGTAGGGTTGCGAGCATAAGCTTTGCAGCCAACGTGACAACAGCCTTAGCTCCTACTGACTGCCATGGTTGTTGCAGAGTTCGTTTGCCTTTGTAGTTGTCATCTCTTGTTACAAGATATGGTAAGGTAAGTTCAGAACATTCAACTGCCATGTCAAGAAACTGTGTTCTACCTGATGATAATTGATTGTATCTTTCCTTAGCCTTATACATCATGGTGTGTTAAGTCCTCCAGTAGTACCGCCACCTGTTGCACCGGGGTTGATGTTAATTTTCAGAGCATCTGTACCAGTCTTCTTGGCAGCTCCTTTAGTTTTAGCTTTCGCTGTTGTTCCATACTCTACGCCTGCTGTTTCATCAGGATCTACTAAGTCTTTCTTCTCAGGTAGTCTCGCTGCTTGTACTACGTCAGGCTGCCTTGGTTGTATAGGAGCCGGTGTAGGCATAGGTGATGGGCTTGATCTAAATAGACACATCGTCTTCTTCTAAAATAGTTTTTACATATTGTACCACATCCTGTTGACCAGAACGGTACATGATGGAGGCTAAGTCCTCCTTGGGGTGGACGGGATGCCAAGCGAACTTGGCTTCCAGATCCTCAACCAATTTCTTTAACTTTTCAGATTGAAAACTAAGCGTATTGAGGGAGGTTTGTATTTGCATGTTCAAAAAATGCGGGCATACGAGCTGCTCTAGTGTCAGAAAACTGTGGGGCTTTGCCCTGATACATTAACTGATCGCTCGCATCCGCCCAAAATTTTTTCGACAAATATTTATCAGTATTGTTTTCTGTTAAGGGTTGTAGTACCCATTGTATAGTTGCCTTCCGAAGCTTATCCAAAGAAGAGCTAGGAACAAGACCCAACTCAGCAC